GAGGAAAGGGATTGCATATGCTAACGATTTACAATTCGTTAAGGCTATGCACAAATGTATTGATTATCTAAACTTTACACAACCAGTTGTGTTAAGAATACCTTATGAAATGATAACAGCACAGGCCGCTTTAGAGAGTGGTTGGGGTACAAGTAGATTTGCAGTTGATGGTAATAATCTGTTTGGTATTAGAACTTGGAATAAAGATACGCCACATATGGTACCACTTGGTGTTAAGAAGTGGAGAGGTTGGGGTGTCAGAATATTTGCGACCAAGTGTAGTAGTGTCAAAGAATATATGAGAATACTTAATGAACACCCGGCGTATGCTGAATTTAGAGAAGTAAGAAAACAAATGCAGGCAACAACAGGTGTGTTAGACCCTATTGAACTTGTCAAACATATTGAGAAGTTTAGTACAACACCAGACTATGACAAAAGAGTAATCTTTATTATTAACAAAATAAGAAAACTAGAGGAGAATATGTAATGCCAAGACCTAACGATTGGATGAACGAAAGTTATATGAACATCAAAGAAGATAATAGACCATATATGGATCCTTATCTTAAAGATATGATTAATAAATCGTTTATAATTTTTGAGAGAATGAAAAGAGGCCAGAGGAAAGTTTACTTTACAGGTAACTGGCAAAAAGATGTGTGTAGTTGTTTTCCAGGTAAACAATCAGATAAAATATTTAAAAAGATGAGAGTATACCTTGATAACAAAGATTATTCTTTTACACAAAGAAAACTAGACAACCTTGATGGTTACGAATATATAGTACATAGGAGATAAACATTGGGTATAATAGCATTTCTATCAGCAATATCAATATCGGCCGTGGCTGCCTTGTATAGTATACTAGGTTTAGCCGCTATCTTTGCAGGTGCGAAGATACCGATTATGATTATGGGTGGTGTTTTAGAAGTAGGTAAGTTAGTTACAGCAAGTTGGTTATATCAAAACTGGCACAATAAGAACTTACCTAAAACAATAAAATATTACTTGACAACCTCGGTAATTGTGCTAGTATTTGTTACATCAATGGGTATATTTGGTTTCTTATCAAAGGCACATTTAGACCAAGTAACTCCTACTACAAACTATACAAGTAAAATTACATTAATAGACCAGAGAATATTACAAGAAGAGAGAGTTATAGAAAGAGCAGAAAAGACTTTACTACAACTTGATAAATCTATTGAAGTATATTTAAATAAAGAATATGCAACAAGAGGTTTAAGAGAAAGACGAAAACAAGAAGAAGAGAGAAAAGAATTAAAGTTAACAATTGACAATGCTATGAACAACATAGACAAGTTAATGTTAGATAAGAACACAATAGAATTAGACCAAGCGAAAATAGAGGCAGAAGTAGGACCTCTTAAATATATTGCAGAATTAATTTATGGTGATAATGCAAAAGACTATTTTGACGAGGCAGTAAGGTGGGTTATTATAGTATTGATATTTGTATTTGACCCATTGGCAGTATTGTTATTGATAGCGGCCAATATATCACTTGCAGGTTGGATAGCAAGACGAGAAGATATAAAGAAGAGAAAGAATAGAAAAGAAGATTTACAATTAAAAAGAGACGAAAAGAAACTTGCAGAAAGTATAAAACAGAATAAGAACTATAAAGAGTTTTTTAAGAAGTTTGCAAAAAAGAATTTAACAAATGAAGACTATGAGAAGTTTTTTACCTTATTAGGTGATAAAGAGATTAGAGCAATGGGTCTGGATCCAGATGAGATACGAATCAAAATGGATCAGATATTAGAGTGGAATGGTAAATCTAGTATGGAAATGTCAGATTTTGACCCAAAAACTAGTAAAAATGACGCAACTTTAGTGAAATCAAAGCTTGACAAAGATGTATAGTTTGTATATAATAAACGCTATGAAAGCACAAAGACTACAAAATAACTGCCTGAAGATGATGAGTAAGGTCGCAGATGGCAGTTGGGCATATAACTTTTGGTCTAAAACATATCAGAAGTTAGTTAAAAAATATGGTAAACAGGCGAGGTTAAACTAATGAATATTTTTGCTTTAGATAAAGATCCCGTTGTTGCGGCTCAGATGAGTTGTGATAAACATATTGTTAAGATGATACTAGAAAGCGCTCAGATGTTGTGTACAGCAAAAAGAGTGTTAGACGGTACTGAATATATGGACAAAACAAAGAACGGCAGAAATATCAAAAGATGGCGTTTAGATAATCCTAATGAAGAAGCAACTATTTACAAAGCAGGTTGGCTAGGTCACCCTAGTACAAAATGGGTAATGAAGTCTGCTTACAATTACATATGGTTATACAGACACTTCAAAGCACTTAATGATGAATTTATGAACAGGTTTCCTAAAAACAAAAAGACAGGTGGTCATAAATCGTTTATACTATTAGGTGACTTATTAAGTGTGCCACCTAAAAATGCACCTATTAATGTTATAGGTACTTTACCTACACCAGCAATGCCTGACGAGTGTAAAGTGTATGATGAAGACAACAAGATTATGGTTGTTCCTTCATACAGAAAATATTATATTATGAAAAAGAAAAGATTTGCTGTATGGTCAAAACCTGCAACAATACCAGAGTGGTTTACTATCGGTTGTAAACAACAAGAATTATTAGATACCGAATTATTTGAGGCTGTGTAATGAATTTAGAATACGGATTATTAATGGGTGTGTTAGGTATATTAATTACCATAGTAGGTTTTATGATAGCATACATAGTTGCAAATAATGTTATAGAAAAAGAGAAGAAGAAAAAAGAAGAAGACCTTAAACCAAAGGTCCATAATTACAAAGTTTAGAAAGGCAAATTATGATGATTGAAACACTAGTTGGAAAGACAATTGTATTTTTAAATAATATACAATTAGCACATTGGCAGACAACAAGTTATTCGCAACACGAAGCATTAGGCGAATACTATGAGAAGTTAAATAAATTAAATGATAAGTTAGTTGAGACTTACCAAGGTAACACAAATAAGAGAATACATATCTCGGCAGGTCAACACACTTTACAAAACTTTCAAAGTATTGAACATACGATTTCAGAAATTGTACAATACGGACAAGACATTTCTAAAACTTCTTATGATATAGCACAAAAGAACGAGTTACACCAGTTTATAGATATTGATTCTATTTTAGAAGAAATGGCTGAAGTAACAAGTCAAGTACAATATCATTTAAGTTTAAAATAATGCCTACTTACGATTTCTTAAATACAAAGACAGGCAAAGAGTTTAGTGAGTTTATGTCTATATCTGAAAAAGAGACATATTTAAAACACAATTCACATATTCAGCAGAAAGTCAGTAGCATAAATATCATAAGTGGTACTGGAGGTATCAAAAATGATGGAGGCTGGAAAGAATTACAATCAAAGATAGCTGAACGCAATCCAGGTACGCCGATGGCAGACAGACACGGCAAAAAATCAATTAAAGAAATCAAAACAAGACAAGTATTAAAGAAACATAAAATTATCAAATGAGATATCTAATAATATTAAGCCTGTTTTTATTACCACAATGCTCAAGTATAAACTTGGGTTTCTTGTCAGTAGGTAGTACAAGTGTTGCTATCGCACAAAAGAATAGTGTTAGTTTAGGTTATAATGTAATAGATTTTGGAGTGAAACATAAAACAGGACATACTATTAGTCAAAATATATTACACGACATAAGAGGAGACAATGATGAGTAAAGACATACCTGATTATATGAGAGGTTTTGACCTAAATGATGATTGGGGTATTGCAGGTACGGCCGCTGAGGCACCTAAAACTCCTTCTATTGATACTAGTAAGATTGCTAGTACAGATGAATTAAAAGACTTGAAAAAAGATGTATCTTCAATCAAGTCAGCGATGAACGAGATATTTCAAATCGTTGCAGAAAAAGATACTATAACAAAAGAGGTGACAGACGAAGAGACTAACGCAAGATTTAAAGAACTTGAAAAAATTATATTACCATTTCTTTATAATCTATCAAAGTCTGATGAGCCTTATATACATTGGCCAAATAGAGGTCCGATTATAAAAGCTCAGATAGATAAAATACTCAAATTAACAAGAGGTAAAAATTAATGAAGTTAAGTAAAAACTTTAGTTTAAAAGAACTGACTGCTTCGCAAACGGCTGAGCGAAAAGGTATTAATAATAATCCTAATGACGACCAGATTACAGCATTGCAGAAGTTATGTGAAAACATATTGCAACCAGTCCGTGACCATTACGCAACTCCTGTAACGGTATCAAGTGGGTTCCGTAGTCCAGAATTGTGTGTTGCAATCGGAAGTTCCGTAAATTCACAGCACGCTAAGGGGCAAGCCGCCGATTTCGAAATCTTTGGCACTCCGAATGCGGAATTGGCAAAGTGGATTGTTGAAAATTTAGATTATGACCAATTGATATTGGAATTCCATAATCCTGAAGAACCGAATAGTGGGTGGATTCATTGTTCGTACAAGTCGCCAACAGACAACAGAAAATCAACATTAAGAGCATTTAGAGACGATAATGGTAAAACTCAATATGTTGAGTACAAACCAGAGTGAGCGCTTGGACAATTTAGTAAGGAAGATGTAAACGATATGTTACAAGACTTCCGAACCACATAGGTGCTTGACAAACTAAATTGGATATTATATAATAGAGACTAAATTGGAGAAACATAATGGCTAAAAAATTTAAATTTATTGACTTGAATAAACAATTACTGCCTCAAACAAAAGGCAAAAATCAAAACGGTATTCGTTTTTACGAGATTGATGGTAAATCATATCCATCAATTACATCTATTTTATCAATCAGAAAATCAGAAGGTCTTAAAAGATGGCGTGAGAATATTGGCGAAGCAGTTGCCAATTTTGAAATGCGAAGAGCTGCCGGTAGAGGTAAAGCGACACACAACCTTGTAGAGAATTATTTAAAAGGTGAAACACCTAGTGAACAAGGTGTATTACCATTAGGTCTGTTTAGACTTATGAAACCTTACCTTGACAACATAGACAACATACACTTGATTGAAGCGATTATGTACTCAAAAGAATTGACACTTGCAGGTCAAACAGATTGTATCGCTGAATATAGAGACAAATTGTCTGTAATTGATTTTAAAACAGCGAACAAAGAAAAGATTGAAGATTGGGTTGACAACTATTTCTTACAATGTACTGCCTATGCAAAAATGTATGAAGAGTTATACGGAAAAAAGATAGAACAAATTGTCGTACTTATCGCAGGTGAAGACGGAAGTATGCAAGAATGGATTAAAAATCCAGATGACTATTCGACACAACTACAAGAAAGTATTAAAAAGTTTTATAAATATTATGAAGAGATAAGCACAAAGTAATAATCAAAAAACAATTAACTAGAGGTGATTTGTATTGCTTGCCGCCTCTTTAAATAAGGAGCTAAAATGTTTAAAAAATTAGGACTTGTTGTTATGTTAAGTGTGATGACAAGTATATCATATGCCAATAATCTGTTTTACCCAAGCCACGCACCGATATTGTGTGGTGAAAAACCAAGTGTAGACGAGTTTTTAGAGTATAGTGGATTTAAGGCAACTGAAATAGGCTTTGGTAGGTCAGGCGGACAATATGATGGTACACCAGTGTTTGCAGTTATCATATATAAAAACAAAAATGAAACTCAAATGGTAGCGACAATTGAAACACCAGACCAAATGGAAAAATGTGTGTTATTTAAATTGTTCGATACTACAAAAGCGAAAACTGATAAGGAAAATAATGAATAAAGTATTAATGATTATAGGACTAGGTATGTTATTAACTGCCTGTGCTATTAATGAACCTAGAGTTTCTTTTGGTAAGAAATGTGTAGAGAAAGACAACAATGTTGTTTACTCATATGTTTGGTTATACGATAAAGAAGCAGGTTTAAACGCAAACGAGAAGACTTGCGAAAAAATTAAAAAGAATTAGTCGTTGAAGATATAGGATTAGACATACTGGACGAGGGTGCGATTCCCTCCAACTCCACCAATCATATAAAACACAGACGCTAGCGGGTCTTTTATGGGGTTGATGTAGGTTCGACAGGTGTTGAAAAATATATTGGAGATTAATAACTGGCGAGTTTAAACGCACTTTTAAATGGCGCAAATAATTTTGCCCTTGCAGCTTAATCGGGAGACTGATTAACTACGGACTTTTGTAGATTGTAGTTGGCAACAGAAACAATCTACACTTCATTACTTATAGGAGAGATTAAATGAAGTCAATTTTTATGGTTGTTGCCATATTATTTTCAGCGGAAACAGGAGAAATATATCCTAGAACGCATCCCACATTTACTTTTGATACTAAAGACCAATGTATGGTCTTTGTTAATAAAAATTATTATGGACTTGGAAACTCATTGATGTACCAACTAGAAAAAGAACAATCAAGCGACACCATTTTACAAATAGGTTGTGGTGAGTTTCCAAAAAGTTTTGATAAACCTATAATTGGCGAGATAGGTGCTTGACAAACTTGTTAAAACCTGATATAGTGTAAAAATGAATAGTAAACAATTTTCTTTAGAAATAGAGAAGTATAAGAAAGACCATCCAGGTGTTACTTATATGGATAGCATAATTAATTATTGCGAAGAACGAGGTATTGATACTTCAACCGTAGGTCCTTTAGTGAACAAAGCACTAAAAGAAAAGATTACTATGGAGTGTCAAAAGTTAAACTTGTTAGCAAAAACTAGTGAAGGAGTTTTACCTTTATAATGTATGGCGGATTTGATGTTTTTAAAATATGGCTTGGTGTTAAACTTCACTTCACAACAGATAGTTATGACTATGTACAATATGGAGGAAAAGTCAATTGTAAATTAGAGACTTTTACGAAAAGAAATGATAGGTACTTTTTTCACAAACTTAGCAAGAAATATAACGAAGAACAAGCACTTGATTTCTTTGTATCAAACTTCTTGCACAATGATAAAAAATGGATTGGCGACCTTGCCAAGTCTGATGGAAACGACATATACTTATCTTATAGAAGGTATAAAGATTCTTTTAGTTATAATTTTAGGAGTGAGTGTAATATTATTAGGGATTTTATGGGGCATAACAAGCTTACTTTTGATGAGTTGTTTTCAGTTGTTAGAGGACAGCACCCACCTTTCCTCAAATTACTCTTATCCAAAAAGATTAGTTATGAGACTTTTAGCGTATTTGAGACCCTATTGGGATTCGTTAAACGCTGGGATAGACAGGTGGTTGAAAAGGTAGTATGGAAGGATTATAGTAGAAGAATTAAGAAGTTTTTGCCCTTTCATAGATACAATAGAACGAGTGCTAAATTGACTATGAAAGAGACTTTTACAGGTGCTTGACAAGAGATATAATATCTGTTATGATAAGAACTTGTATAAATAATAGTATTGAATATAATTACATTATGATACTTACAAATAATACAAATACGAAATACATACAAGGAGAAAAGTTATGGACGCATTTGAAAACTTAAAAAATAGTCAAAGTAATTTTGACAAGTTAACAAAGCAAATAGAAGCAAACCTCAATCCTGAGGAAGCAACTAAATCAAAAGACAAATACAAAGACGACAGATTGTGGAAACCTGACCTAGATAAAACTGGTAATGGTTACGCAGTAATTCGTTTTTTACCTGCTACTCAAAGCGAAGAAATGCCGTGGGCAAGAGTTTGGTCTCACGCCTTTCAAGGTCCAGGTGGTTGGTATATTGAAAACTCTCTAACGACATTAGGTCAAAAAGATCCTGTGTCAGAAGAGAACACTAGATTGTGGAATACTGGTGTTGATAGTGATAAAGAAATTGCTCGAAAGAGAAAAAGAAAACTATCATACTATTCTAACATCTATGTGGTATCTGATCCACAACATCCAGAGAACGAAGGCAAAGTATTTCTGTTTAAATACGGAAAGAAAATCTTTAACAAGATTACAGAAGCAATGAATCCTGCGTTTGAAGATGAAAAACCATTTAACCCATTTGACTTCTGGTCAGGTGCTAACTTCAAGTTGAAGATTAGAAAAGTAGATGGTTTCTGGAATTATGATAAATCTGAATTTGAGGCGCCTGCCGCTCTTAACCAAGATGACGCTGTTATCAAAGAGACTTGGGCGAAACAATATCCTCTTAAACCATTCCTTGAAACTGCTAATTTTAAATCATATGACGATTTAAAAGAGAAATTAAATCGTGTGATTAGTGGTTCAAAGAATACCGAAACTGCTAGCGATATAGACCTCCCACCTGCTAGTGGTGTTGCTGCTACAATGGCAACAACTTCGGTCAAAAGTAATGAGGCGTCTAGCGTTGACGAAGATGATGATACATTATCTTACTTTTCAAAACTCGCTGAAGACGAATAATCTCTCTCTTTCCTACATTACTTTAAAAGCAAAAGGCGCTTCGGCGCCTTTTGTCATTTCATATAAATAACAGCATATATGAAATTGAAACCAGACGAAATAAATCCATACGAGATTATAAGTGAAACCACTCTTAAAAGTAATAAGAGTTTTGGTGTTAAGACTTATATTATCATAATTTTATCGTTTTGGTTATTATTTGTTATAGTTTAATGAATAAATAGTAGTATGGCAATATCACTTTTAGACCCATTAGTTACAAAACAAGGTGGCAACATTAAGTCAGGCTCCTGGTATAGGAAAGCTGTACAATCAATCGCAAGTACAACTTCCGCCCGAGACTTAATGAGAAGTGGAAAACTGAATAGTAGACCAAGTCAAGGTAGATTAAATCTGTTCTTCTATGATCCAAAGTTTAAGAAGACATTACCTTACTATGATACTTTTCCTTTAGTATTACCTTTAGAACCTATCAAAGGTGGTTTTATGGGTATGAACTTTCACTATCTACCACCAGCAATGCGATTTACACTATTGAGAAGACTAGATGGTTACCTAACAGGTGAAGCCACACAAAGAAATACCAGAATTGAAGTAAGTTACGATACGGTTAAGAACATACCAATGGTTAAGCCAACTCTACATAAATATTTGTATGGTCATATACGAAGTAGTTTTTTGAGAATTGACGCACCAGAGGCAGCGATTGCTGTTTATCTACCAGT